CGTCCCCCTCCCGGCGTCGGTCCGAGAACCCAGGCGGGCGCAACGGGCAGGCCCGCAAGGGGCGCCAGAAGATCAACGGCTTCTTCGTGGCCGTCCCGAAGGGCAAGCGCTGGTGCGCCGGCCACGACGACGGCGCGGGGGCGATGCTCGACGAGGGCGCCTTCAAGGTCAAGAATCCGGCGACCGGCCAGCTGACGAGCTGGTGTACCGCCTGCACGCGCCGCTACCAGCAGGACCGCTACGTCCGCGTCGGCTACAAGCGGGTCGTCGTCGAGGTCGCCGAGGGCGACGCCTGCGTGGGGCACGACTGCCCGGTCTGCGGGCTGCCCTTCGAGATCGGCGAGCGCGTCTCGGGGGACAACGTCCGGCACGAGGCCTGCGCCGGTGGGTGACGTCTGGGACGACGACTACGACCTCGACGGCACGCCGATCGTCGAGGACTCGGTCCCCTTCCGCCCGCCTCGGGGCAAGGCCCGCGACCTCAAGGGGAACACGAAGACGCCCGACGCCCCCCAGGCGCGCCAGGCGGCGATCCGCGAGGCGACCGGCCGCGGCATGGTCCCCCCGGTCGCTGACTGGCGAGAGCAGCTCGCGGCGGGCGAGACGGGCAAGGCGGCCTCCTCGCTGACCGACGGAGGCCTGACCCACAACGCGGGGTCGGGGTTCGGCCTCGCCGGCAAGCAGTGGTGGGACACCTGAAGGTGCCCGCCCGCGTCTTCGACTTCGCGGGTGAGCTCGTCTACGACGGCCCGCTCCCGCTGCCCAGCGACGTCGCCTGCCTGACCCTCGACGAGCTGGCCGAGGGCAAGCTGTACCGGATCGAGATGTACGAGAAGGAGGCGAGCTAGTGGCGATCGTGGGCGAGGTCGAGGTCGTCGTCAGGGCCGTCGTCGTGACGGACCCGATCCTGCCTGGGTCGATCGTGCTGATCCCTGAGGCGATGGTCGATCTCGGCGACGAGGACGCCGAGGACTGGGCCGCCGCCCGCGCCGAGAGGCACCGCGAGATGATGGACCTGCTCGTCGAGAAGGCGGGCCGCCGCCGCTTCGTCGTCATGCTCGTCCCCGAGGGCACGCCCGCCCTCGGGGTACTGGATCCCGACGAGGCGCGGGCGATGGTCCGCCAGCTCGTCGCCGAGATCCTGGAGGAGAGATGAGGCGCAGGCGCCGCCAGCCCCGCGGGAGCCGCTGTCGCCGCCCGACCCGCGGCTGGTACTGCCTCCTCGTCGCCGGTCACCCCGGGCCGTGCCCCGCCTGGCCCTCGACCTCGACCCGCGTCGCCACCTGGCTGCGCGGTCGACCCGAGCGCCGCGAGGAGGACCGCGCCTTCCGAGAGCGCGCCGCCGCCGATGCCCGCTCCGGACCCCCGCGCCCCCTGCCGTGAGCACGCCGCTCGACGGGCCGATCGAGGGCCGCTGCTACTACTGCGGGCCCTACGAGGTCGAGCCGGCCGAGGGCGACCCCGGCCCGGGCGAGATCATGTCGCCGTGGCAGGCGACGGCGATCTTCTCGCGCCACATGGCGACCGAGTCGCACAAGACGATGGCGACGATGGCGGCGGTCCTCGACGCCGAGGTCTACTCGCCGCGCCGCTTCAACCCCGAGGAGTACGCCTAGGGAGGTCGCGGTCCGCTACCATCCGGCGATGGACCGAAGGGCGCTCGCGGCAGCCGTCGACGTCGCCCTCGGGGTGCTGGCCCTCGGGCTGGTGATAGCGAGCCTGATCCGATGACGTGGCGCCGCTTCGTCCGCCTCCTGCGCCGCCTGCGCGAGGGCAACGCCTACGGCGGGGTATCGGCGACGTGAGGCCCGAGACGGTCAGGCGCGTCGTCGAGCAGCTCCGGGCGAAGGCGGCGTCGACGACCTTCCCCGCTGAGCGCACCTCGTTCCTCGCCAAGGCCGAGCACCTGGAGGCGAAGTACGACCTCGCCCCGCCGCGGCGCGCTCCCGGTCCAGGGTTCGCCCGCGCCGGCTCGAGCTGGGCCAACCGCGTCGACGAGGCGGCGAACCGGATCCGCCAGGACAACGAGCGCCTGCGCCGCGAGGAGCGGTTCCCGAACTTCGACTTCGACAGCGGGGGGATCCGCTTCACGACGACGCACACCGGTCCCCCGCCGCAGCCCGACCCGGGGCGCACGGCCGACCAGGCGGCCGCCGAGAGGCTGCGCCAGATGCGCCAGGTGGCCCAGGAGCGCCGCGAGCGGCAGGAGAGGGCGAACGCCCAGCGTCTCATCGACGACCTGATACGCACGGTCGAGGGCACGCCTCCGGGGCAGGGGGCGACGACCACGCAGACCAACGCCGCCTGGGGACGCTCGATGCCGTGGCAGGGCCCCAGCGTCGTCCGCTTCGACGGGCAGGGCGTCGTGATCAACGGGCAGGGGATCGTCGTCACCGGGCGCACGGCTGACGGCCTCTTCGTGACCTTCTCGTGGGGCGGCATGTGACGACGGCGGCGCCCGACCTCGTCGAGTACCCAGCCAACGTCCCGGGAGTCCTCGACCTCGGCGCTCGCCACTTCGTGCGCCCCTGCGGCGATCCGCCGACCTGGTGGATGTGGTGGCATGACTGCGCCACGGTGACCCACACTGCCTGGGGATGGATCGGCGATCAGGGTGACAAGAAGAGCGGGCACCGGATCGCCTCGACCTCCCCGCTGCACGTCGAGGGGTCGCTGGTCTGCGAGGACTGCGGCGACCACGGCTGGATCCACGACGGCAGGTGGGTCAAGGCGTGAGGCGCTGGTGGATCCACAACCTGATCGCGCACCCGCTCGGCGAGGTCCTCCACGCCCTCGGCGTCGTCTACGGCGGAGGCGACCGCCTCGGGAACTGGCTCCACGACGCGACCCTGCCGACGCACGACGCGGGGACGGGTCGTGGGTGAGAAGATCGCGGCGCGCATCGCCACCTGCGGGTGCATCATGGAGTGGATCGCCGAGGGCGTCGTCAAGGTGACCCCGTGCTCGACGACCTGCGAGGCCTACCTCGACGGCGGCCCCGAGCGGCGCCACGCGCGCTCGTTCATCGTGCGGATTCCCGAGGAGGCCCAGTGACAGCGCTGCGCGCCCGCTACGACTCCTGGCACGACGCGGGGCGCTGGCGGGCGATCCTCCTCGGCGCGGTACCCGACCCGCGCCTCGACCGCTCGATCCGCTGGGACGCGGACTTCCTGACCTACCTCGACCGCCACGACGAGGCGCGCCCGGGCGATGTCTGGGTCTTTCGCCGCCGCCCCGCCGGGCCGAACGTCAGCTACACGTACCGCGAGGCCACGCCGATGGACGCGCACTGGCCCGTGGCGGGCTACGGCCTCGTCTGCCCGATCGAGAGCTGCCGCTACGGCGTCCACGCCTGGGAGCACGCGCACAACTGCCCGGCCAACGACACCTTCGGCGCGGACTGCAAGCGCGGCGCGGGGCGGATCTCGTGCTGGGACTGGAGCGGGTCGATCGAGCGCGGCGACCTCACGGCGAACCCGAGCCTCCAGGTCCTCCCGTCCAAGGACCCCGTCACCGACGTCGAGTACCCGCCCGAGGACCCGCGCCAGAGCTGTCGCTTTCACGGGTGGCTGCGCGCCGGCGTCGTCGCCCCGTAGGGTGCGCAGCTGGCTCGTCCTCGAGCGCTCCCAGCGCCGTCGCGCTGAGCCGGCGAGCGCCTTCCACCGTGCCCGCGTGCGCGAGCTGCCGGGCGGCCGCTACTGGGCCGAGTGCGAGGACTGCACCTGGGACACGCCCGCGCGCCCATGCGAGGCGCAGGTCGCCGAGGCCGCCGACCGGCACTCTCGGGTCCCGACGAGGCGCCGGGTAGGCGTGCGCGGCATAACGCCCGTGGCATAGGATCGCCGACGTGGCCACCGCGCATCGCCCGAAGCGACCGAAGGCGAAGCCCGCCGGGCTGGGCCGCAAGGGCAAGTCCGTGTTCCGCTCCAAGGGCGTCAAGAAGGCGAAGACGACGACCGTCGTGGCCAAGTAGGCTTCGCCCCAATCTCTGGAAAGCGGGAGTCCACCGGTGAGGGTCCGGAGAAACACCGCCCACTCTGTCCACGTCGAACGGCCCTGGGTTCTGTAGCATCCTCCTCCATGTCCTCGGGCGCAGCGCAGCGGTGACGTGGGCCGACCTCCTCCTCCTGGCCCTCGCCGTCTACCGGGTGACCCGGCTGATCACGACGGACTCGCTGACCGCGCCCTGGCGCGAGGACCTCGTCTACCGCTTCCCGCCGCGGGTCGAGCCGATGCGGGCCCCCGACGGCAGCGAGATCCCCGGCTCAGCGCGCAGCGTCCCGCACTGGGTCGTGCGCCTCGTCCACTGCGACTGGTGCGTCTCGATCTGGACCTCGCTCGCCCTGACGCTCGCCGCCCACTTCGCGGGCCTCCTCGACTCGTGGCAGCTGGCGGGCTTCGTCTGGCTCGCCGCCTCGAGCGCGGCCGGACTCCTCTCGCGGATCGGAGCATGACCTGATGGCAGGAACCCGAGAACGTCGCCCCAAGGGCCGGGTGCGGCGCGTCACCGACGCCGACCCCTCGCAGGGACTTCCGCTCCCCCTCGCCGCGGCGGCGCAGATCGTCGAGGCGGCGGGCGCGGAGATCAAGCGCCAGGCGGTCAAGAGGCGACCGTCGACGCCCGCGGCGCGCAGCCAGGAGATCCAGGTCCACTTCCTCAACACCGGGAGCAAGAAGCTGCGGGCCTTCGACGAGGTCCTCGTCGCCGCGGCGATGGTCATGGACCCGACGAAGGCGGGGACGAGCGGCTATCCGGCGCCCAACGCCGTCACCCGGACCTGGCAGCACGCGGCGTGGGGGTACACGCGGACCGTCCCCGAGCTCAACGCGGCGATGATGTTCATCGGGAACTGCCTCTCGCGCTGCAAGCTGGTCGTGGGCAAGCGCGACCCCGACGGCTCGGTCGAGCAGGGGTTCGACGGCGACGAGCCCAAGGACGGGCTGAACATCCCGCTCGCCCAGGAGGCGGCCGAGTACATCAACCAGCTCCAGATGCCGCGCGGCGGCCAGTCCGAGATGCTGCGCTCCTTCGGCGAGAAGATCTTCGTGGCGGGCGAGTGCTACATCGTCCCCGAGGACTTCCCCACGGGCCTCGTCTTCGAGGTCCTCTCGACGCAGGAGCTGCTCCCCGAGGGCGACCGGTACACGCGCTACTACGGGCCGGGCTGGGGCAACGAGCCGCTGCCCGAGGGCACCAAGCCCATCCGGATCTGGCGCGCCGACGGCCAGTACCAGATGCTCTCGACGTCCTCGGTGCGCGCCTGCCTCGAGGTGCTCGAGGAGCTCGTCGTCCTGACCCGCCTCGTGCGCGCCGCGGCGATCTCGCGCATGAGCCTCGCCGGCGTGCTGCTGGTCCCCGACGAGCTGGACACGCCCGACGACGACGACGACGCGGACGGCGAGAGCGCGGAGGCGAAGAATCCGCTGCTCGTCGACATGATCAACACGGGCGCCAAGGCGATCGACGACCCGGCCTCGGCGGCGGCGTGGATGCCGTTCCTGCTCCAGGGACCGGCCGAGTTCATCCAGCACGTTCGGCACATCCCCTTCCAGACCGACGACTCCGAGAACGTCATCAAGCGCGCCGAGGCGGTCGAGCGGCTCGCCCGGGGGCTGGACCTCCCGCCCGAGAAGGTCCTCGGCCACATGCAGACGACGTACGCCAACGCGGGGCAGATCTCCGAGGACAACTTCGGCCTCTACATCGAGCCGGCCCTCCAGATGATCTGCGACGCCCTGACGATCACGTACCTCTGGCCAGCGATGTCCCTCGGGCGCGGCATCGACGCCGACCACCTGGGCGACCTCCCCTTCCCCGACGACGTGATGGAAGTGGCGATCACCTACGACGCCCGCAAGCTGATCTCCAAGCCCGACCGCACCAAGGAGATCATCGAGGTCTTCACGAAGGACATGACCTTCATGACGATCAAGATCGCGGAGATGCGCGAGGCGCTCGGCCTCGACCCCGACGACGGGCCGGACGACCAGGAGGTCGCGAAGCGCATCGACGCCTACCGCCTCGGCCGGATCCGCGAGGTCATCCCCGCGCCCCCCTCCGACGCGGCCGTGCCGATCGAGGACGCCTCGGCGGGCAACGCCGTCGTCCCCGGCCAGAGCGGCGGGGCCAAGATCGCGGGCACCGCGGGCAAGGCGGCGGAGGCCGCCAACCAGGCGGCGAAGAAGGTCGACGCCCAGGCGGTCGAGGACGCCGTCGTCGCCAGCGCCGCCCTCGACCCGCTGCGCTACCTCGCCGTGCGCATCGCCAGCGCGGCGGAGCTGACGATCGACCGGGCCCTCGAGAAGGTGGGCAGCAAGATCCGCTCCAAGGCGCGCGGGACCTCGCTGACCGACAACGAGAAGACGGCCATCATCGGCGTCAACAACGCCAGCGTTGCCCGCGTGCTCGGGCAGACGGTCGTGCGCCGCGTCCTCGGCGACGCCGACGACGTCATGCTCGCCGAGATCTCGATGTTCACCCGCAAGGTCGCCGCCTGGGCGCGCATGGCCGAGTGCGAGGACGACACCGCCGTCGCCGGCGAGGCGACCTCGATCGTCATGACCCTGGCGCGGCGCGCCCTCTTCGACGAGCCGCTCGAGGTCACCGCCGACATGTTCGGGTCGACGATCCTCGGCGTCTACGTCGGGGTCTGATGGCGAGGCGCCTGATCGCGGCGAGCCGGATCGAGGACTACGAGGCGCGCCTGCGCGCCGCGGTCGCCCTGGCCCTCGCGGCGCAGGTCGACTCGATCACCCTGACCCTGCACCGCCACGGGCTGACGGGCGTCCACCTGACGGCCGCGTCGAACCCCGACGGGTCGAGCCGCAAGAAGGCCGCCGCCGCCGCGGCCACCGCGGCGATCGTCGTGCCCCTCGTCTGGAGCCAGCAGAAGTGGGCGGCCTACGTCAAGGAGTACCTCGCCCAGGTCGCCCGCGACGTGGCGACCGACGCCGCCCTCGACGCGGCCGACGGCGTGGCCGGCGCGGCGACGTGGGGGATGGCCACGACCGTCGACGCCTCGGTGCAGGCGATCATCGACCGCGCCCTCGCCGCGGGGCAGGCGATAGGCGATCGCCTCGACCAGGCGGGGATCTCGTCCTCGGGCGACGTCGCGGCGGGGATCCAGTCCTCCCTCGACTCGGCGGGGACGATCCTCGGCGACGTCGTGGGCGCGATGGGCCAGGCCCTCGGGAACACGGCCACGACGGACATCGCCTCGTACATCGCCTCGGTGGACCCGACGAACGCGGGCGGCGCGACGAAGATCTGGAACACCCAGGAGGACGACAAGGTCCGGCCCGACCACGAGGACGCCGACGGCCAGGAGGTCGGCATCGGCGAGACGTTCAGCGTCGGCGGCGAGGACATGACCGGCCCGGGCGACCCGACGGCGAGCGACGCCCAGACGATCAACTGCCGCTGCTGGGTCGAGCTGGAGGGCGTCTAGTCCGTCGGTTCGCCCGCCCCGCGTGCAAGAATCGCCGACGATGAAGGAGGAGACGATGCGCGTTCCCCAGGATCACCAGCCCCCCCGCCGCAGCCGCTTCGTGGCGGTCGACCACCGGGGACGGGTGACCGCCCTGACCGCCGAGGGAGGCGACCCCGAGCCGGACCCGGCCCTCGACGAGCTGGCCGCCCTGAGCGACGAGGACCGCGCCGGCGTCGTCCACTGGGCACTCGGCGTCGCCCGCTCCCACGCCGAGAGCTGGTGGGCGAGCCAGGAGCTCGACACGCAGGACCTCAGCGAGGGCGAGCTGCTCGAGCACTTCCTCGCCGACCCGACGGCCGAGGCGCTGGCCGAGACGCCGTGGCACGCCAAGACGACGGGGGAGCACGCGCACTCGCATTCGGCGTACGGGTCCCAGGGCAGCGACAGCACGCACAGCCACTCGCACAGCCACTCGGGCGACGCCAGCCACTCGCACCACCAGTCGACGACCACGACCGTCACGCCCGTCGACGGGATGAGCCTCTCGCAGAAGGTCGCCCAGCTGCGCGAGCGCCAGCGCGCCCAGGCGCCCGAGGTCGAGCGGATGACGGTCACCGCCGTCACCGCCAGCGGCGAGGTCGAGGTCGAGATGGCCGTGCGCTGGGTCCCCGAGGCGGTCGACCCCTTCGCCCGCATCGGCAAGGACGGCACCGTGCCCAGGGGCGCCTTCGTCTCGACGCTGCCCAACTCCCAGCCCTTCGCCATGACGGCGGCCGGCGCGGACGTCCCCCAGATCGTCGACGACCCGGGCGCGGCGTGGCACGCGATCCTCTGCGTCGAGGGGCTGCGCACCGACGAGGACCCCGGGCGCGAGATCATGTCGGGCGCCTGCCGCTTCCCTGACCTCCCCGTCTCGCTGCGCCTCCAGATCCACGACGAGGGCGGCCACTGGGGCGCGGTGACCTGCGGGCGCATCGACGCGATGGAGCGCCTCGACATGCAGGGCTACGGGGCGATCTCGGGCGAGGGCATCTTCGGGACCGACGAGCACGGCCAGACGGGCCAGCTCCTCGTCACCGAGCAGACCCAGCGCTTCATCTCGATCGACCCGCGCGACGTGACGATGGAGATCATCGAGGTCGAGATCTCCTCGACGGGGTACTACGATTACGACTGCGACGACGAGCCCGACCTCGTCGACTGGTGGGTGCGCTACACCGACCTCGTCATCGGGGCGGCGACGATCGTGGCGACGCCCGCGCTCATGCAGGCCGTGATCACGCTCGCCAACGTCGAGCTCCCCGAGACGCCGATCGCCGTCGCCAGCGCGCAGACCGCGACGATCACGGCGGCGGGCGACCTCTCGCTGCCGCCGAGGGAGGCCTTCGAGGACCCCGGCTTCCACGTCGGCGACCCCCGCCTCGTGCGCCAGGCCGACGGGCACTACGCCTGCCCGCTGACGGTGACCAAGGACCGCCGCGTCTTCGGGCACGTCGCCTACTGGGGCGCCAACCACACGGGGCTGCCGGGGCAGAACCGCAAGCCGCCGAAGTCCCCGACCTACGCCTACTTCATGACCGGGGCGCGCCTCACCGCCGAGGGCGAGAAGGTGGCGGTCGGCAACCTGACGATGGGCTGCGGGCACGCCTCGACGTCGATCCGCGACGCCTCGGCCGCCAAGGCCCACTACGGCCGACCGGCCGCGGCGCACTACGACGGCGGCTTCGGCGCGATCCAGATGGCCGACGTCGCCGCGGGCGAGGACGACTTCGGGATCTGGGTGGCGGGCGTGATCTGCGAGGACGTCACCGAGGCCGACATCCGCAGGTTCGAGAGCCTCGGCCTGTCGGGGGACTGGCGCGAGATCGCCGGTCGGCTGCACATGGTCGCCGCCCTCGCCGTCCCGGTGCCCGGCTTCCCGATCGCCCGGGAGGAGGCGCTCGTCGCCAGCGCGGAGGTCATCGAGCTGCGCTCCGTGCGCGCCGGCATGGACGAGGCGGGCGAGGTCTACGCCCTCGTCGCCGCGGGGCGCGTCCGGGCCATCCCGCCCGAGGAGCGCCTCGCCAACCTCGAGGGCCAGCTCGACCTCCTGATGCGCGAGCGCAAGGAGACGATCGACGCGCGCCTGCGCCTCGAGGCCCACGCCGCGCTCGCCGGCCTCCTCGACGTCGAGGACCCCGAGCTCGTCGACGCGTGAGCGTCACCGAGGAGTCGGCGGGCGTCGCCTTCGACCCTGAGCTGCTCCTCGCCCAGGGCGTCACCGAGGGCGTCCAGGTCGACGTCATGGTCGACGGGGTCCCGGTCCCGATCGACTGGGTCGCCACGCCGACGGAGTGCGCGCACAGCCTCTCGGTGCTCCTCGAGACGGTCGTGGCCTTCGTCAAGGAGGACCCCGAGGACCCGGCCGCGCCCGCCGTCGAGTGGCAGGCGCGGGTCCGGGCCCAGTGCGGCGAGTGCGGCCTGCCCTTCGACATCGCCCCGACGGGCCGGGTCCCGCGCGACGGCGGGCGCGGCGTCGTCCTCGCCCTGCGCCCGGCCGAGGGCTAGGCACGGAAGGTTGGGGGCGCCGCGGATCGGGTAGAGACAGGGTCGACGACCCCAAGGAGATCTCGTGCTCGCAGCCCTCGCCGCCCTCGCCGCCCAGTCCTCTACCGCCGCCCGGTGGCTCTTCGCCCTCGCCATCGTCGCCTGGGTGATCGCCATCGTGCTCTACCTCGTCAAGCCGAAGGGTCCGGCGATCGCGCCGCTCTTCGTCGTCCTCGGCCTCATCGCCGTCGCCCTCGGGTGGATCTGGGCCGTCTGATGCTGCGCGTCGTCGCGATCGTCGTCCTCGTCGTGGTCGTCCTCGTGGTCCTCGCCCGCGTGCTCTAGTCTGCGGTCATGCCCGACATCGCCCGGTACGACGCCAAGATCCTCAGGGTTCGCGACAAGGACGTCCACGCCGACCACGGCCTGGAGCGCGAGCTCAGGCGCCTCGGCCGCGAGGGCTGGTACCCGTCGGGCAGCGTGGGCGACGTGCTCATCCTCTCTCGTCTAGTGTCAGCAGGGCCAGCAGTACGGGCGACGGTGACCTACTCCGCGCCCAAGCCAATCCCGAAAGAAGGAACGCCATGAGTTTCGAGATCACCGACCAGCAGCTCGTCGTGGGCACGCTGACCTTCGAGGACGTCATCGACCTCCCCGCCGACGACACCGTCGCCTCGGCATCGTGGACGTCGGCCGACAGCACCGACGCCAGCACCGACGTGACCGTCGTCGCGGGCGACGCCAGCTCGGGGACCAACGACGGCGACCTCTCGGCCTTCACCGTCTCGGCGACGGGCGCGGGCGAGGGCGCGGTCGCGATCACCGGCACGCTCGTCATGGCGAGCGGGAACACGGTGATCTTCAGCGACACCGGCACGGTCAACGGCGGGGCCGCCGTCTCGGCCGCCGCGACGTACGGCAGCCCCCAGGCGATCCCCCCGGCCGCCTGAGCACCACACTTCGTTAGGGGCTCTCCCTGGGAGTCCTGCGAGCGCACTACCCGGCCTCTCGGTAGGGAGCCGGGTAGTGTCGCGTCCAGACCCCGACCGAGAGGACCCACGTGACCGCCACTCCCGCGCAGCAGGCCGCCCTCGAAGCAGCGATCCAGGTGCCGATCGCCCAGGCGGCGGCGCTGCCGACCGACGCCAACGTGGCGGCGACGCTCGCCTCCCTCAACACGGCGCTGGCCGACGCGAAGAAGATCTCCGCCCCCCAGGCGCTCCCGACGGCGCCGGTCATCACCATCACCGGGTCGACCGTCACGTGGGCCGAGGTGGCGGCGACGCCCTCCGTCGACGGTTTCGACGTCTACGTCGGCGGCAAGAAGGCCGTCTCTTCGGTCTGGCAGGCGGGCGTGCCCTCGCACATCGACCTCTCAGCCGCGCCCAGCACGGCGACCTGGCTGGGCACGCTCCCGATCCCCGCCGTCGGCGTCATCGAGTCGGTGACCGTGACGGCGTACAGCTCCCTCGGCGAGAGCCCGCAGTCGAACGTCGTGACCTACACGACGCCCGCGCCTCCCCCGCCCCCTCCCCCGCCGCCTCCTACGGCCGCGCTGGTCCTGGGCGCCTACGAGGACCCGTCGGGGTCCATCGCCCTGACGACGGCCTTCGGGGTCGAGACGCACTGCAAGATGTCGGTGCGCACCGAGTACCTGACCCAGGGTCCGAGCGACACCTGGATGGGCGACCTCGACTACATCCTCGGCATGTGGAAGGGGTCGCCGTACAAGATGTGCCTCGGCATCCCGCTCGTCCCCTACTCCTACCCGCCCGTGTTCTCCCAGGCCGCCTCGCTGGTCCCCCTGCACACGCAGATGGCCGCGGCGATCAAGGCGTCGGGCGTCGCGGTCAACTCCCTGCGCGTCAACTGGGAGCTCAACGAGGGCACGACGGGCGACTTCAAGAACGACCCGGCGGGCGGCATCGCGGCATGGAAGCTCATCGTCCCGATCTACCAGGAGGCTGGGTTCCTGATCGAGCTCAACACCTGCGCGCAGAACTACTGGGACGTGCTGTCGATCGTCTGCAAGCCGCTCCTCGGCTACTACAACATCCAGAGCTGCGACCCGTACTTCCAGAGCTACGTCACCCCCCTGCCGAACAACCAGCCGAATACGCCGGGCAACACCAGCGCCGACGTCTGGGCCACGATCCACGGCGGGGTCGACGGCCTCGACGCCCTCGCCGCCTTCGCCCGGGCCAACGACCTCGCCTTCGCCTTCGCCGAGTGCGGGGTGGGCGCGAAGTCGGGGGGCTACGGCACGGGCGACGACCCCAACGGGATCGCCATGTACGCCCAGTGGATCGCCGCCAACCTCGACCTCTTCGACCGCCCTGGCGGGTACATGTCCTACTTCGACGACTTCCCCTCGGGCTGGGACACGCGGCTCGCCGACTACCCCAACGCCCTGGCCGAGTTCATCAAGGTCTTCCCGCCCCTCGCCGGATAGATCCGACAACGCGGCGGCGCCATCCGGTAACCTCCGTGCGGTGGTCCCCCGAGACGTAGAGACGAGGTCGCATGGGTCGAGCATCTGCAACCGCTGAGGACAACGCCCTCGCCGCCGTCACGCTGGTGGGGGGCGGGTCGTTCACCGGTGCCGGCGCCGCCTACTTCGGGGCCAACACGGGCGACCCGGGCACGTCGGGCGCCAGCGAGGCGACGTACTCCTCGGGCAGCCGCGCCGCGATCACCTGGGCGTCGCCCTCGGGCGGGTCCGTGGCCAACGCGACGAGCGCCCTGAGCCTGAACATCTCCTCGGGCCAGACGGTCGACTACTTCTCGACCTGGGGCGCGGCCACGTCGACGGGCGGCGGCGGGTACCAGATCGGCGGCGCCCTCTCCTCGACGATCGACTTCGTCACCAACGGCGTGCTCTCCGTCGCCGTCGGCGGCCTGACGCTCACGGCCTCCTGAGCCAGAAGGGACCTCCATGCTCACGCACGCACTCTCCGGCGCCCTCAACGAGAACGGCACGCCGCGGGTCAAGTACACGTACACCGCGGACCACCCCGGGCACGTCGAGGACGACGGCTGCGGCGTGCTCTACACCGGGCCGGTCAAGGGCACGGTCGTCCTCTCCGACGGCACGCGCTACGACGTCGGCCCCGAGGCGATCGAGTTCCTGCCGGGCCACGACGGGCCGATCTGCCACCACATCGAGCTCATCCACCAGGCGGCGGGGGTCCTCGGCGCGCTGCGCGATCCCCAGGGCGTGCTCGACGACGACGGGCTGCACCACTGCACCGAGGCCTGCGGGGCCGAAGCCACGACCTGAGCGTGCACGCCCTCGCTGACAAGTACCACGGCGGGGTCCCGACCGACCGGCGCCGCCAGTTCCGCCACCCCGACCCTCCCGAGCACCAGGGGGTCACGCGCCCCTCGGCCTTCGCCCGCCTCCACGGCTACTGCGCGCACAAGGTCGTCGAGGCCGGCCAGCGCAAGGGACGCGAGCTCAGCGAGACGTGGCGCGAGCAGACGCCCCGGCAGGTCCGGTTCCACAGCGCGGAGTACGCCCGCTGGGCCGCCCTCGCGGAGATGTTCGGCATGAACATGGCAGCGACCATTTGGCTTGTGCGCGGCACCGTCGGCAGCGACGCCAACGGCGGGACCTCCAAGACCGTTATCGCCACGGGGACGAACGGCAACACCACTACTGCCAACGTCCTCGTTGACTCAACGGCGAACGCCTTCACCGCCGCCATGGTCGGGCAGGGCATCAACATCCCGACGACTGGGGTGAACCACCTCGTCATCGTCACCGGCTATACCAGCCCCAGCACGATTACCTACTCAGGGTCGAGTCTCCAGGGGCACAGCAATATCACCTGGAACGTCGGCGGGGCCTGGGCGACCATGACCAACGTCCTCGTCAACACCAACTCGGTCGCCGCGGGCGACTCCGTCTACGTCGGGGCCACCGTCTACCGGGCCACCCTCGCCTCGGTGAAGTCGGGGTCCTCGGGCGGCGGCTTCGTCGCGGTCATCGGAGACGTCGACGGGGCGCAGACGGGCGACGCCGGGCAGGTCACGGTCAGCGCCTACACGACGAGCGACACGACGGCCCCGAGCGCGACCCAGCTGCTCGCCCTCGGCGCCACCTCCTACGTCAGCTTCGCGTTCTTCACCTTCATCGGCGGGTCGAACAACACGGGCGGCATGGTCACCAACGGTGGGGGCAACAACTGGACCTTCACCGACTGCGTCTTCAACCAGATCTACCCCACGTCCTCTGCCACGCAGGGCGTCTTCAACTTCTCGGCGGCGGGCACCGGGACCGCCCTCGCCCTCACCCTCGACCGCTGCACGGTCGTCAGCGCCCAGACCTACGCCATCACCATCACGCTCCCGACGTCGGCCTCGAGCGCGGGCGGCGACTACGACGCCCTGTGCGTCATCCGCAACTCGTTCATCTTCGCCATCGGCACCTACGCCATCGGCGTCCTCAGCACGGGCAGCGCCACCTACCACGGCGGCGGGGTCCGGGTCTACAACTCCGTCGTCATCGGCGGGTCCTCGAATGCGGTCACCTGCACCGGGCCGACGCTCTCGACGACGATCCCCTGCGAGGTCCACAACTCGCTCATCATCACCCGCGGCACGGCGCTGTCGGCCAACAACCTGGGCTACCTCATCGAGAGCAACAACCTGATCTTCGCGGTGACGACCCGCACGAACACGAACGTGGGCTACGGCTCGGTGGCCAACCTCAACGCGCCGCTGGTCGAGCTCGGCCAGTCCTACAAGTGGTCGGGCCTCACGCGCCCGTTCCTCGCCCCCGACGGCGCCCTCTCGACGCTCCTCGGGTTCTGCCTCCCGATCCCCGAGGGCCCGATCGCGGCGAACCAGGCCGGGCGCAGCTTCGCCTTCCCGCTCCCCGCGGTGGGCAACGAGGGTCTGCGCCAGCCGCTCATGGCGCCGCCGCGCGGGCCCAACTGGTTCGCCGTCCAGCAGTTCGTCGGCGGGGTCGTGCGCGGCACCTACTCGCCGACCGCCTACGACTGGGCCAACCGGCCGCGCCCGGCCGGCGGCGGGTCGAACAACCCCGCGGTCGGGTACCTCGAGTTCCACGACTCCGCGGTCGAGGACACGACGACGACGTACTCGGGCGCGCCGGCCTCGGCCAAGCTGACCGGCCCAGGCGACATCGACCTGCTGGTCCCGGTCGACGCGGTGAGCAACACGTTCTCGGTCTACGTCCTCTACGACGGCGCCTACGGCGGGCAGAACTTCCCGACGCTCACCCTGCTCTCGAACGGCGAGATCGGCGTCGTGTCCCAGGTCGTCGCCGCTCCGGGCGGCTCCTACGGCGCCTGGCAGCAGGTCAGCCTCAGCGCCTTCACGCCGACCGCGGCCGGGTTCGTCAAGATCCGCCTGACGAGCTACGACACCAGCGGCGCCAGCCTCGTGCACTTTGATACGTTCGCCGGATGACCACCGCCGACGGCACCCACACGATCTATCCCCCCCTCCCGCCAGCGGCGCCTCTGGCGGAGGTCGCCCGGCGCCACGGCACGGACAAGTTCGAGCACGGCTACTGCCCTCACTACGAGCGGCACCTCGGCGACGGCTTCACGTTCCGGGGCACCCTCGTCGAGGTCGGGGTCGCCGCGGGCAACAGCCTGCGGACCTGGCGCGAGTTCTACCCGTTCGCTCAGGTCATCGGCATCGAGATCAACGTCGCCTACGCCGACGTTGGCGTCCTCCTCGGTGACGCGGCGACCCCTGAACCCTGGCAGCAGCTCTCCGCCGTCCCCGACGTCATCATCGACGACGGCTCGCACGTCGCCTCGGAGATCCTCACCACCTTCGCCATCGGCTGGCAGCGATTGGCGCCGGGCGGGTGGTACGTGATCGAGGACCTAGAAACGACCCGGCACGGGCAGTTCGGCGGCGACTCCCACACGTTCGGCCCAGTGGGCGCGCTCCTCGACGAGATGGCCCGCCTCGCCATCATGGGCCAGGTCGAGCTCCACCTCTACGAGGAGATCGCGTTCATCAAGAAGCTGCGGTGATCCCGTTCTGCGACGGCCTCAACATTCGGATCTATGTCCCCTACACCGACCTGTCGGCCGCGACGCAGGTGGCGCTCCTCGGGTACCAGTACGAGAAGGTCGACGTCTCGGCCGACGACTTCGCCTACTACCGGCACTTCGCCCAGCGGTGGGCTCAGCGCCAGACGTGGGTCAACGTCGAGCACGACTGCGTGCCCTGGCCAGGCGCGCTCGAGGAGCTGATGCGCTGCCCCGAGCCGTGGTGCACCTTCGAGTATTCGCTGCCCTGCCTGCGCGAGCGGCCGATGCACCACCCGACGTCGACGGTCCCCCTCGGGTGCACGAAGTTCGGCGCCGACCTCATGGCGGGGACGCTCGACATGTGGGAGGAGCCGCTCGTCTGGTGGGTCGTCGACGGCAGGGTGACCACGGCGGCGCGCGCCGCTGGCTTCGAGGTCCACCAGCACCACCCCGGGATCGTCAACGCCGCGCCGTGGCTCGTGGCGATGTCGCCGATCGAGCCTCCCCCGACCGAGAGCCGGGCGTGACTCATCCCGTGCTCGCCCGAGCCCTCGGAGTAGCATCGCCGCCGATGACCCGAATCCTCGAGCTGGACGCGGCCAGGACGACGAAGGAGATCGAGGACTCCAACCTGCGCCGGCTCGAGGCGATCAACGCCATGGGCATCCCGCTCGCGGGGATCGACACGCACCACCTCATCGAGCTCTTCGCCGTGACGATGGAGGCGCTGGGCCTCGACGTCAGGGCGCTCATGGCGTCGGCCGAGCACCGCCAGCAGCTCTGGCTCGAGGGCGAGCTCGAGCGCATCGAGTCGGCGATCCGCGTCGGCATGTTGACCGCCCCCCTAGCGCAGCAGAAGCAAGGAGTCTGAGCCATGCGAACGATCCGCCGTTCCCGGTGCCGCCGCCAGGCGCGGTCCCGCCGCCCCGGAGGTCGCAAGGACGGGAGGCCTCCGCCCGTTCAGTATTGGCCGACCGTGCTCAACGCCGGCTCGCCCTACCAGTCGACGAACGGCACGCCGCTCGCCAACTCGACGACGGCGACGGACATCTCGCCGGCGCCGCAGCTGACCGTCCCGGCGAACTTCTACTACGTGGGCCAGCTCTGGCGCGCCCGGGCCTGGGGCATCTACTCGACCACCGGCACGCCGAACCTCACCATCGGCTTCTACTACGGCGGCGCCGCGGGCACGGCCCTGGCCGCCACCGCCGCCACGGCGACCGGCGCTGCCGTCTCCAACCTGATGTGGCACGCCGAGGCCACGTTCCGCGTGACGTCCCTCGGGGCCAGCGGCACGATCCTGGGGTTCGGCCTCTGCCACGGCATCGCGGCCACCGCGTCGACGCCCGTGCTCATGCCGACGTCCTCGTCCTCGGGCAACTCGGTGACGATCAACACGACCACGGCGAACACGTGGACCTGCGGGGCGACCTGGGGGACGTCGAACACGTCGAACACGATCACCTGCTACTTCTTCCAGCTCGAGCTCCTCACCTAACCGGGGGCGCTCGATAGCGCGCCGTGGCACAGAACCCGAACACCTTTAGCTACTGGAGCCGCGGCGGGACGGTCCTGCTCCCCGAGCTGCTCGGGGAGGTCGCCGGCACGGCCACCTTCGCCTACTGGATCCGCGGCGGAGCGGTCCAGTTCCCGGCCTCGATCCCGGGGACCTCGACCTACACCGTCACGGCGACGGGGTCGATCACCCTCACCGCGACCGTCAGCGAGACGTACGGCGTCACTGCCACGGGCGCGCTCTCCCTCGCGGCGTCGGTCTCCGAGACGTACCTCGTCACGGCGAGCGGGTCCGTCAGCCTCACCGGATCCGCGACCTCGGCGGCGCTGCCCGCGGCCTCGGGGGCCGTCTCGCTGTCGGGGTCGGCGACGTCGACGGGCCAGCCCACCGCGGCGGGATCGCTGACCCTGGGCGGGTCGGCCACCGTCTCCGCCGTCCCGACGTCGACCGGGTCCCTCTCGCTCGGGGGCTCGGGCACCCCGGCGGCCGTCCCCTCGGCGACCGGCTCGCTCTCGCTCACTGGGTCAGCGACCCCCGCGGGCCAGCCCTCGGCGTCTGGCTCGATCGCCCTGAGCGCCGAGGCGGCCGAGACGTACGCCGAGACGGGCGCAGGATCGCTCTCGCTGGCCGCCAGCGCCACGGAGAGCGCCTCGGCGAGCCCGACAGGGGGAATCACCCTCACCGGCGCCGCCGTGCCCGTAGAGGCCCTCAGCGCCTCCGGCTCGATCTCGCTGTCGGCCGCCGCGTCCGAGACGTACCCGACGACGGGCGCGGGGTCGATCGCCCTGAGCGGCAGCGCCTCGCCCTCGGCCCAGGCGGGCGCCTCGGCGTCGATCGACCTCGAGGCCTCGGTCAGCGAGACGTACGCGGCGACGTCCGCGGGCGCGCTCGCCCTCGCCGGGTCCGCCGCGGGCGGCGCGGCGACGTCCGCGGGCGGCTCGATCGTCCTCAACGGCTTCGCGATCACGGGCGACACCGGCGCCGGGTCGCTGTCCCTCGCGGCCTCGGCGACCGCCTCGGCGGCGTCCTCGTCGAGCGGCTCAGTGGTCCTCTCCGGGTCCGCCACCGCCTACGCCCAGCCCTCGGGCGCCGGCTCGATCTCGCTCTCGGGCGAGGGCGTCCCCTCGACGATCGCCTCGGGGGCCGTCGCCCTGACCGGGTCGGGATCGCCCGCCGCGCTCGAGGGCGCCGAGGGGTCGATCGCCTTCTCGGGCGCGGCCGTCCCGCTGCCGGTCGCCGCGGGGGCGATCTCGCTCGCGGGGTCCGCCTCCGTCGGGGCCGTCGCCTCGGGGTCGGGCGCGCTCTCGCTCGTCGCGGCCGGGTCGCCGCGCGTCGCCCTCTCCGCGTCGGGCGCGGTGACCCTGCTCGCCGGCGCGGTCCCGGCCGCCTCGACGACCGCGGCGGGGTCGATCTCGCTGTCGGCCTTCGGCTTCCCGTACTTCCCCTCACCGCCGCGCCTCTACGCCTTCGGCGAGGCGACGGCGCGCTGGGCGTTCGGGACCTGCGCGGCGCGCTGGGAGGCGGGGTCGACCTCGACGCGCTGGTCCCTCGGCCAGCCCGTCGGGCGCTGGGCCGTCGGGCAGGCGCGGGCGCGGGTCGCGGTCGGGCAGACGGTCAGCCCCTAGCGCCGCCTCAGGTGGCACACTTGCCCCCGTGCCGCTCTCGCAGGACCGCCTCTCGACCTTCGAGGTCCTCATCCCCGTCCAGGTCCTCATCCCCGAGGGGGCGAACCCCGACACGGGGGACGACGTCGTCCAGTACCAGTTCGTCCTCGGCGGGCTCCCCGTGCGCAACCGGCCGACCGAGAGCTCGAACCTGCCGACGTCGACGGGTTGGCTCGACGGGTACTGGGTCACCACGGCGAGCGGCGGGCTGCTCGCGGCGATCCTCGTCGGCCCCGACGGCGGGGTCATCGCGCTGCCCCCGGGTGCCTACGCGATCTGGCTGCGCGTCGTCGACAACCCGACGGTCCCCGTCGCGCCGGTCGACGTCCTCGTCGTCACCTAGGCGGGATGCGTGACTCGCCCGAGCGCGCGTGCTTAGATAGCACGCCAGGCGGACGAGGTCCGCAAGAGCGTCACCCTCGGCACAGCCGGCGGCGCAGTGCGAGTCCGTGGGATTCGGCCAGTCCACGACACCCACGACGCAACGCCCGGAGGCCACAATGGCACAGAGCCGCTCGAACCGATTCGCCAGCTTTGGCGCCGATGGCCGGATCACGGCCCTGGTCGCCGAGGGACTGCCCGACTACCCCGCCGACCTCTCGACGCTCAGCGACGAGGAGATCGGCCTCCTGCACGACGCCTACGTCGAGGAGGCGCGCGCCGCCCTGGCGGACACCGCCACGATCGACGTCGCCCGGGTGGCAGAGCTCCAGGAGCGGATCCCCGCCCTGCGCGCCCTGGCCGCCGAGCGCCTCGAGGCCGCCGACGCCGAGCTGACCGAGCTGGCCGCCCTCTCGCCCGAGGACCTCGCCCTCGTCGAGGAGTACGCCGCCGCCGTCGCCGCGGGGCCGACCGACGCCGAGCGCGCCGCCCTGGCCGCCGCGCTGGGAGAGGTCCTCGACCCGCCCGCGCCCCCCGTCGACCCCGCCTCGCTGCTGGCCGACGGCCGCGCCCTCGACCCCGCCGCGCTGGCAGAGGCCGTCGCCGAGGGCATGGCCCGCGGCGCCGCCCGCGCCTTCGCCCCGATCATGGACTCGGCCGAGCGGATCCTCGCCGCGGCCAGCGAGCGCCCCGTGATCCACGCCGCGCCGAACCGCCGCGTCTCTGCTGCCGAGCTGGCGGCCTTCAACTCCCGCGGCGAGGACCACGTCGACCCGCCCTCGCAGCGCGCCCCGCGCGGCGAGCTCGTCCACACCGGGGACGTCAACGGCTGGGCGCCCGGCCACCAGTTCACGGAGATGGACGACCTCGTCCACGCGTTCCAGCGCAAGTTCCGCGACCTCGGGCGCGCCACGAACCTCCAGGACGAGAAGGTCGAGATCGCCTCGTACCGCGCCCACGAGCCCTCCGAGATGCGCGACCTGCGCGGCCTCGCGACGTCGGTCGACGGCGCCGAGCTGCGCCGCCGCATCGACCGGGTCGTGGGCCTCAAGGCCATCGGCGTCGACCCCTTCAACCTCGGGCGCGAGCTGCCCATCGGCAAGGGCGGCATCGCGGTCGAGGACCCGAGCGCCCTGGTCGCCTCCGGCGGGCTCGCCGCCCCGGTCGAGCCGTACTACGCGCAGCTGCTCCTGGCGGAGGCCGACCGGCCCGTCGCCGGCGCCTACCCCGGCTTCACCGCCGAGCGAGGAGGCATCCGCCTCGTCCTCCCGGCGTCGCTGGGCACGCTGACCGCGGCCGTACAGCCCGGCTACTTCACCGACGGCGTCACCGCCTCGGACACGACCTTCACGTCGGCGACCGCGGACTTCACCGCGGCGGACCTCAACAAGCCGATCGTCGAGACGGACGGCCAGGGGTCGATCCCCGCGGGCACCGTGATCACGGCCGTGGGGTCGTCGAGCTCGGTGACGCTCTCGCAGGCGGCCGTCTCGACGCTGACCGGCGTCGCCTTCTCGCTGCCGGCGCGCAACCCGAACAACCTCGGCCAGGCCGTGGGCGTCGTCACCGCGGCGCAGGACGCGGCCGGCCCCCCGAGCACGCTCAAGTACACGTACGACGTGCCGATCGGGACGCAGGCCGAGCACGACGTGTACTCGATCTACACGTCGCTGCAGTTCGCCAACCTGACGGCCCGGACGTTCCCCGAGCAGGTCGAGCTCAACATCCGGCTCGCCAACGCCCTGGCCGCCCGCGTCGCCGACACGCAGGCGCTGAACTACATCACCGGGTGGTCGACGCTGCTCACGTTCGCGAAGACCTTCGGCACGGCGCGGCAATTGCTCGCACAGTTCGACCACCTTGCGGCTTATTACCGCAACTTCAACCGCATGGACCCGATGATGGTCCTGCGCCTCGGCATCCCGGCGTGGGCGATCAACGCCATGCGCGGCGACTACATCTCGACGTTCATGGGCGGGGGCGACAACTGGGGGCTCTCCGACGACGAGCTCAACAGCTGGTTCATGGACCGCCACATCCTGCCCTTCTTCTACTGGGACGGGCCGAGCGACATCTCCCAGCTCTTCCCGGCCGTCGGCTCGGGCGCGATCAACACGGGCGGCGTCAACAACGCCACCCCTGTCGCCGTGCCGGACTACCCCGGCCAGGGCAGCTCGACGTCGTTCCGCACGAAGGTCGTCTCGTTCATGTGGGCCGAGGGCACGTGGCTCGGCCTGACGACCGGCGAGCTGAACCTCGGCCTCGTGCGCGACTCGATCCTCAACTCGCAGAACCGCTTCCGGAACTTCGAGGAAGTGTGGGAGACGCCGGCCTTCGTCGGCCTCCAGTCGCTGCGCACCGTCCACACCGTCGCCGCCGACGGTACCTACGGCGCCGCGGCGTCCATCACGCTCGGGGTCGGCTCGGGCCTGTAGTCCCCCTCGGGGGTGGAGGACAGAGTCCAGTTCAAACGCGGAGGAGGTGAGAGGTGACGCAGCAGTACGAAGAGGTCATGGGCATGGACTGGACCATGCCCGCGGCGCCGCCTCTCACCCAGCCGCAGGTCTCGATCCTCAGCGAGGCGCGGACCCTGATCAACCTCGAGGGCCTCGTCGCCCGGCGCCAGGCGCTCGTCGAGAAGATGGCGTCGGCGGCCGAGCAGCTCGAGGCCTTCGACATGGGCGGGGTCGTCGGCGACGACGACCAGCCGGGCGAGGCCGACTCGGTCGAGGACGCGCGCAAGGCCCTCGAGCAGCAGATGAGCGAGTGGCAGGGCGAGATGGGGTCGCTCGTCAGCACGCTCGCCGAGCAGCAGCGCTTCGAGCACGGCTTCGTCTTCCTGCCCGAGCTCGACGACACGTCGACGATCACCTTCACCGAGGACGAGTTCCCGGCGATCTCGAACCCGACGCAGGGCGCGCTCAAGCCGGTCGGCCCGAACCAGGCCCTCTTCCTCTGGTATGACCCGTTCCTCGCGGTCGGCCTCGACTCGCGGTCGGCCTTCGGCTGGCCCAACACCGACATGGCGTCGCGAGTCGCGCGCTGCGTGCGGGCGCTCCTCTCCTACGAGGCGACGCAGGCGGCGTACGAGTTCTGGACGGGGACGAAGGTCCCGACGAACCTGCACCTGTCGGCCAGCCCCAACAGCTCGCTGACGTCGCCGCACCGGACGCTGCGCTACGCCTTCGACGACCCGACGGCACCGGGCGGGACCGTGCTGGGCGTGCCGGTGTCGCTGTCGGACTCGCTGGCCAAGCTGGACCAGACGATCGCCGACACCAGCTCGGGGACGGGGATGATCCACTGCACGCCCTACGTGGCGCAGAAGTGGATGGAGGTCTACCCCTACGTGCGCGACTCCTCGGGCGACATCCGCACGGTCAACTCCAACGTGATCGTCCCGTCCTACGGCTACCCGGGCACGGGCCCCGACCAGGCGAGCCGCAGCGTCGCCGACGCCGTGACCAACTCGACGACGGAGCTGACGAGCGCGACGGCGGACTTCACCCTCTTCGACGTGGGCAACCCGGTCGAGGGCGCCGGCATCCCCGCGGGCACGGTCATCGCCAGCTGGGTCAGCGCCACGGAGGTCGAGATGTCCCAGGCGGCCACCGCCTCGGCGAGCGGTGTGACGATCACGCTCCCGGGCGTCGGGGGCAGCTCGACGGGCCTCGTGCTCCAGTGGGCCTACGCCACCGACTTCGTCTACCACCTCCAGGGCGACGTGCATACCTACCCGCTCGACCTCCGGGAGATGTCGCCCGACCTCCCCGTCGACAACCTCGTCGAGGTCCGCGCTGAGAGGTCCCACGCGCTGATCACCAACAACCTTCTCAGGGCCGCGGTCCTGGTCGACACGAGCACCCTCTAAGGAGGAAACATGGCAACCAACGGTCCCGTAGTCATCCAGGGGTGCGCCTACCGCATCAGCCGCCTCGCGGCCGACGGCTCGATCGTGTCGTCCGCGATCTCCGTCGTCCAGGACGACCGCCCCCTCGTCAAGCTCGAGGCCAAGCCGAACATGGTCGCGGGCGTCGAGTTCACCCCCATCTCGGCGTGCGGCGTCCCGGTGATCTCGTACAAGGACTGCGACCGCTACAAGCGCTGGGACATCAACCTGACCCTCGGCGACTTCGACCCCGAGCAGAACGAGCTCGTCGCCCAGGGCGCCGTGATCACCGCCTCGGGGAGCGCGGGCCGGACCTTCGCCGACGGCGCCATCTCGCTCAACGAGAACATCCTCTCGTCGCCCGCGGACGCGGCCTTCGTCCTCGACGACGTCGGGCGCAGCGTCACCGGCCCCGGGTTCACGGTGGCGAGCTGCACCACAAACTCGACCACCACCGTCACCACGACGAACAACTTCATCACCTCCAACGTCGTGGCGGGCATGACGGTCACCGGCGCCGGCATCGCCACCGGAACCACCGTCGCCTCGGTCCAGAGCGCCACCTCCCTTACCCTCTCGCAGGCCGCGACCGCGAGTGCCACGGTGACGCTGACCTTCTACGAGATCCCCGCCAACGCGTACATCACCGAGTACATCTCGGCCACCGAGGTCCGCATGAGCGCCGGCGCGCTCTTCACGGGCACGGGCCTCTCGATCACGCTGGGCGCGCAGCCCGTCGGCACGATCGGGTACCAGTACCCGCACCTGCTCCTGATCGCCTGCCCCTTCGGCGTCTCGATCGAGGTCTGGTCAAAGGCGATCGTGCGCGGCACCGGCTTCCAGGGCACGACGCCCTACCCCTCCGCGGGCACGCCTTCGATCCCCGGCTCGCCCTACGTCCGCACGGGGATCTTCCGCGCCTACTTCTGGCACGACGCCTTCACGATCGAGAACAAGGAGCAGACGCCCATGTTCACGGGATGGGCGATCGAGAACCCGAACTTCGGGACGGGCCCTGCCGACGACTGGCGCGAGTCGATGCTGCCCGGCGTCGGCGCGGCGATCGACACCACGGCGTGGTGCAACATGGTCTTCGACTTCGAGCTCCCGGGCGTCGCCGCCGACACGGGCGTCATCGAGCCGGGCTACCAGGCGGTGCCGATGACCTGATCCGCCCCCAGCGGATCCCTAACGAAGGAGGGCCTCCATGGCCGAGTTTCGCAACCCAGGAGTCATCGCATCCGCCCCGGCCGATGGCGACCTCCTCCAGTACAGCGCCGCGACGGACACGTGGGTGCCGGTCACCCTCGGCTCGCTGCCCGCGGCGACGATCCCGCAGGCGCACCCGACCGAGCCGACGCAGACGGCCGCCGACGCGCCCGCTGGCGGGACCGGGGCCGCGGCGGGCGCGTGGGACACGTCGGCGCACCGCGACGCGGCGATCGCCACGATCAACGACACCGTCACCGACGTCGCCGCCCTGATCACGTGGGCGGACAACCTCCAGACGAAGCTGACCACGGCCGGCATCCTCGACTGAGGTGGCGGCGTTCCCGAACCCGCCCCTCGCGCCCGAGAGCATCGTCGCCGGGCAGGCCCTCAAGCTCAACGACGCCGGCGACGGGTGGGTCGTGTTCACGCCCGAACCGGGGCTCACGACGCTGAGCCTCTACTACAACGACCAGGGGCCGTTCGACTTCCTCTGCTGGGGCCTCCCCGCGAACTGGTTCGGCACCGAGGGCCAGGGCAGCATAGGGACGACGCTCGAGATCGGGGCGGAGGGCAACATCGCGTCGGGCGTTCTGCTCGACTCGAACGGCGACGCGATCCCCGACGGGTGGATCTTCCCCGCCATCCTGTTCGTCGAGGGCAACACCATCTTCGACATCGTCGCCTTCAACGCCTACATCTTCGGCGGGGCCGCGGGCATCGTCTCGTGGGGCCAGAGCGGTGGGGAGCCCACCCCCCTCAACATCTCGGGCGGCCTCGAGGGGTCCTCCCTGTCCATCCTCAACCTGCCCGGTTCGGACCCCGCCGTCGCGGGCCAGGTCTGGAGCAATGCGGGCGTCCTCACCGTGAGCGCGGGGTAGCGATGCCCTTCCCGAACCCACCCCTCGCGCCCGAGGACATCGCCCCGGGCCAGGCGCTCAAGCTGAGCGACGACGGCCAGTCGTGGGTGGCGTTCACCCCGGGTGAGGGCGGCGGCGTCAGCGACATGGGGACGGTCACCGTCAGCGTCGACATCCTCGACACGTCCGACCTCGACCTCGACGCTGAGGTCGCGCCGTACTCGAAGAGCCAGACGCCCGCGAACCTCGTGGCCCACGCGCCCGAGTACGCGAGCGACTTCCTGCCCCTCACCGCGCTGGCGCCCGGGGGGCAGCTCGTCGTCTCCTACCTCTGCACGTTCCTCGACGACCTCTGGGCCGACGTAGACCTCGAGGGGTCCATCGTCGCGTGGGACCAGGCGGGCGACAACCTGCTCTCGGCCAGCTTCATAGTCAACGGCATCGTGGCTGGCGACGACGTCATGGGCCTCACCCAGATCCAGCTCATCGGCACCGACCTCTCGATCGGCGACGACGGCCAGAGCATCCTCACCGCCGCGGGCGGCTCCTACAACATCCGAATAAAGGCGTACGCGACATGGGACGACTGACCTACCGCTACGAGCCCGGCTTCCACGCCCGCTCGGTGGTGGCGAGCGACGACGGCGTCGACGTCGGCCGCCTGACGTGGACCACGGCGAGGGGCTGGGTCGTCCTGTTCAAGGTCGACCCCGCGCACCAGAAGCAGGGCATCGGCGTGGGGATGTGGGAGTACGCCAACTCCGACGCAGTGGCCGAGGCCGAGCGTCCGCGCCGTCCCGTCGAGAAGGAGCGGCGCACCGAGGCGGGCGAGGCGCTGTACTGGAAGGCGCGCCGCGCCCGAGAGGCGAGGGGTGAACCATGAGCGACACCTTCGGGCGGGGGAACGTGGTAGGCGAGATCCTGTCGCTGACCTACGCCGAGCAGGCCGCCGACTTCGCGTGCTGGGGGGTTCCCGTCGGCGGCTGGGACAACGACGGCATCGCCACCCTCGGCACGATGATCACCGTCGGGCCCGAGGGCAACGTCGCCTCGGGCGTGCTGCAGGACGTCAACAGCGACCCGATCCCCGACGGCTGGACCTTCCCCGCGTTCATCTTCGTCGAGAACAACGAGATCTTCGACATCGTCGCCTTCAACGCCTTCAACATCGGAGCGGCGGCGGGGTTCATCTCGTGGGGCGAGGGCGGCACCCCGCAGCCGCTCATCATCTCGGGCGGCCTGCAGGGCAGCTCCCTGTCGATCTTCAACCTGCCTAGTTCGGATCCCTACGTGGCCGGCCAGCTGTGGAGCAACTTGGGCATCCTCACGGTAAGCGCGGGATAACCGCGTGCCGCCGTTCCCGAACCCGCCCCTCGCGCCCCTCAGCATCGTCGCTGGGCAGGCCCTCAAGCTGAACGCGACCGGCGACGGCTGGGTGGCCTTTACCCCCGGCGAGGGCGGCGGCGTGGGAGAGGTCCTCTCGCTGAGCTACTGGGACGGCACCGGCCAGAGCGCGCCGTTCGACGTGCCCTGCTACGGCGTCCCGGCGAGCTACGCCGTCGACGACAGTCTCTACGTCCTGGGCGCGGTTCTCACCGTCGGCGCCGGCGGCATCACGAGCGGCATCCTGCTCGACGCGGACGAGGACCCGATCCCCGACGGCTGGACCTTCACCGCCACGATCTTCGTGATCGACGGGCAGATCGTCGACATCCTGGCATTCAGCCCGTTTCAGAACCTAGCCAGCGGCGGACTGCTCACCTGGAACGCCGAGGGGGGAGCACCCGCGCCGGTCTACATCGCGGGCGGCATCCAGACCCCGGGGGGCATCGTGGCGGGCGGGGTCGTCACCCCCTTCTTCGAGCTCGATGGCGTCATCTTTAGCGTCTATGCGGGCGACCCGAACACCCACGTGACCTCGGCGTCGAAGGGCGACGTCGTCGTCGACACGGCGACCCCCGCCGTCTGGCAGGCGACCGTCGCGACGAGCGCCACGTCGTGGGTCCAGCTAGGCGGCGGCGGCGCGGACCTCACCGTCAACTCGGGCGCGCTCGTCTCCTCGGGCGAGCTGCCCCTGCAGATCACCAAGCAGCCACTCGTGCCGCCCTCGGGGATCATCCAGCCGCTTCCGGCCCTCATCGGCTTCGAGTTCCCCGGCGTCGCCCTCGCCTACTCCTCGGGCCTCTCGGGGAACAACGACACCGGCTTCATCGCCGCGGGGCGCGACGGCAACGTCTGGACGCCCATCGCCGGCGTCGACAACAAGGGCGTCGTGCGCTGGACCCTCGACGGCGTGCCGACCTTCTTCGCCATCGCCGGGTCGGACACGCCCTACGGGATCTGCTCGGGCTCAGACGGCAACCTCTACGTCGTCGACCTCGAGACGACCCCGCCGAACGTCTACCAGATCTCGACGGCGGGCTCGCTCCTCAACACGTTCGCCATCACCGGGGCGGGCCAGCTCTCGGGGATCTGCGCGGGACCCGACGGCAACCTCTGGGCGGCCGACCGCGACAACGCCCTGATCTGGCGGATCACGACGGCGGGCGTCGCGACGTCCTTCGCCCTGACGGCGGGCCGCCAACCCGAGACGATCTGCGCCGGTCCCGACGGCAACCTCTGGGCCACGGGGTACCCCGGCTACGTCTGGAGGATCACGCCCGCGGGCTCGATCGCCGAGCACCTGATCGGCTTCGACCACACCCTGATCTCCATCTGCACCGGACCCGACGGGAACCTCTACGTCACGGACCAGACGTCGAGCGCCATCCTCCAGATCTCGACGGCGGGGGTCCTGCTCAACACCTTCACCCTCACGGGCGGCGCGCTCCCCGAGGGGATCTGCGTCGGCGCCGGGGGCGACCTCTGGGCGCCCGACATAAGCGCGCACGTCCTCTGGAAGCTGACGACCGAGGGGGTGGCGACGTCCTTCGCGCTGCCCTCTCCCGGCGCGGGGTGGATCTGCGCCGCGGCCGATGGGTCGCTCTGGCTCAGCACCGGCGATACGAGCGGCTCGGTCATCGTCACGCCGTTCACCGTCGTCATGGGCGGCCTCAAGATCACCGGTCCCGTCGCCCGCGGGCTGCCGGTCGTCCGCGCCTTCCCCTTCGCCTTCGACACGGCGGACATCCTCACCGGGGCGCCGCTCTACACGCCGACGGTGGGCGACGTCCTCCTCGACGCGTGGATCGAGGTCGACACCCCGTGGAACGGGACGACGCCGCTGGGCGACTTCTCCTCCTTCGTCGGGGGCAACATCGGGATGCTCGCCTCGATCGGCCCGACCGCGTGCAACATGACCGTGCCCGACACGGCGGGCATCACATCATTCCCCGGCTTCCTCAACAACGGGACGCCCGGCACGTCGCTCCTCGACGCCCTCCTCAACGGCGGGACCGCGCCCACCTACGGGCGCGACGGCGTCGGCAAGTTCACGACCGCGGCGCCGATCAAGGTCTGCGTGTCCCAGGACGGCACGAACACCGGATCGGACCCCGGCTCGACCCAGGGGGCGGCGGTTCTCTACGTCGTCACCGTTACGCCCGCGTGAACCCCGCGCTCGTCGGCATCACGACGCCCGCGGGCGCGCTGGCGGCCGAGTCGCAGCGCTGGCTCAGGGTCGCCGCTCCGCCCGTCTCGCAGTCCTACCCCGGCCAGAGCACGCAGGGGGGACCGAACGACAACTGGGCCGCGCAGATGTGGAGCTCGTTCTTCGTCACCGAGCTCGCCGGGTGCAAGCAGGTCGTCATCACCATCGCCATGCTCTTCGGCGCGGGCTGGAACGTCGGCTGCAGCGGCAAGACGATCTCCCCCCAGACCTTCACCGATACGACGGGGAAGGGCAACGTGCCGACGCCGATGGACCTCGCCGACGTCGCCGCTGGCAAGTGGGATCCGATGTTCCGTCCCGTGTTCCGCATGATCGCCGCGACCTACCCCAACGCCATCATCCGCATCGGCCAGGAGGACTGGGGCAACTGGTACGCCTGGGCGGGCCGGCTCAACGAGGCGCTGCGGATCCTGGCCCGCAACCACCTGATCGCCCTCGCGCTCGAGGAGTCGCTCGGGTTCCGCTTCGTCTGGGACGTCGCCCGCACCGGACCCGGAGGGTACGACCCGCGGCTCACTGGCCTCAACGGCGCGCAGCACGTCGACTACGTCGGCTTCGACCTCTATGACAACATGGGCGCGCTCTCCAACGCCCTCAACATCATCAACGGCGCCGCCGCCTTCGGGGGCAGGATCAACAAGCCGGTGATCGTCTGCGAGTGGGGCCTCCAGGGCAAGGACGACCCCGCGTGGGCGACGGGCGTGTGGGACGCCCTCGAGGCGACGCCCGAGATCGTGGGGGCGCTCTACTACGACAAGGACAAGTCGGCGCTCTCGCTCTATCCCAAGGCTGGTCCGATCGTCGCTGGCGCAATGGCCAAGGTTCTCTAGGTTCTAGAGCCTAGGATCACTCCCGATGTCGCCCGCCACCCCCGCGCTGCTCGAGGACCTCACCGGGACCGTCACCCGCGACGCCTCCTACGCCAACGCCGCGGTCTGGGTGTCGACGCACTCCGCGGACCCCGGCTCCTCGGGGGCCAACGAGCTGACGACGGGCTCGGGCGCGGACGGGCGCCAGCAGCCGACGTTCGCGTCGGGCGGCTCGGGGTCGGACTCCTCGACCGCCACCATCACCATCGACATCCCGAGCGCGCAGACGATCCCGTGGTACGGGATCTGGACGGCGCAGACGGGCGGGACCTTCCTCGGCGGGTTCCCCGCGGTCGCGGGCTACCTCATCGCCAGCGCGCTCGCCAGCTCGCCGACGATCACCTGCCCCGCCCACGGCCTGGCCAACGGCGACGTCGTGCGCCTCTTCACCGCGCCCAACGCGCAGAGCGTCATCCCGACCGGGCTGTCGGGCGACCCGACGACGTACTACGTCGTGGGCGCCACGAGCGACACCCTCGAGCTCTCCGCGACCATGAGCGGCTCGCCGATCACGCCGACGGGGTCGGGCGGCTTCTTCCTCGCCCTCGACCAGACCCTCGTCTTCACCGGCACGGGCGTCCTCAGCTTCACGACGGGGAACATCGTCTACGAGACGGTGTCGTGACGACCGCCGCCTCCCCCGTCGCGGCGAACAGCCACGGGGTCAACCCGTGGTGCCAGGAGAGCGACCTGCCGCCGAAGCGCCTCGAGAAGGTCCAGGACGTCGACAAGGCGTGGATGATCGCCGCGGCGACGGACCTCCTCTTCGTCCTCTCGGGCCGCCAGTACCGCACGGGGCGCTCGGTCGTGCGCCCGACGCAGATCTCCTCGGGCTACGCCAACCAGAACTACCTCTACCCCTACTCGTCGATGTCGGGCTACGGCGACTCGTGGGGGTTCGCGGCCGGCTGGGCCTGGACCGCCGTCGGCATGGGCTGGTGGCAGAACGGGCAGGACGCGAGCGAGGTCGTCCTCCAGGGCCCGGTGACGAAGATCAACGGCGTCATGCTCAACGGGCAGAACCTCGGCGGGTGGCCGCCGAACAACCCGAACTTCACGCTCTACGACCGCCGCCGCCTCGTCCTCAACATCAACGCGAACCTCAGCGGCGCCAACGCCTGGCCCTGGAACCAGCAGATCCAGCTCCCCCTCTCAGAGAGCGGCACGTTCGGCATCGACTACGAGTGGGGGCGCCCGCCGCCCGAGGCCGGCCGCCTCGCGTGCGTCGAGCTCGCCGTGCAGCTCGCCCTCTCGCTCTCGGGCGACAACTCGGCGCGGCTCCCCTCGCGCGTCCTCTCGGTCGCCACGCAGGGGATCACGGTGGCGGTCGGCGACCCGCTGACCTACATCCGAGACGACCTCACCGGTCTTCCGATCTGCGACCTGTTCCTCAACGCCGTCAACCCGAACAAGCTGCGCCGCCGCAGCGCCTTCCTCGCGCCCAACTCGATCCTCGGGCGCGAGCAGCAGGGCGGGCTCTTCCCGACGTGACGGTCGTCGTGCTCCCGCCCGCGGTGGCGCTGCCGCCCGGGGACTGGATCCCCAACGTCGACCAGCTCACGGACTCGGCCGCGGGGCTGCTCGCGCTCGTCGGGACCGCGCTCGACTCCTACGGCATCGGGGGGCAGTTCGAGCGGCGCGTGTGGTCGCACGGCGACCTCATCCCCCTCCAGCTCCCCGAGACGCCGATCGGCCAGCTCCTCGTCTCCTTCGGCGCGCTCGAGTTGGGCAACGCGGGCGAGAAGATGTTCCGCTTCCAGAAGGGCGACATCGGCGCGCACGCCCACGCGGTCGGCGAGTTCAAGGTCCAGCTCTGGATCCCCTGGCCGACGCCGAGCGGCGGGCTCAACGCGTACCTCGCGGACGACGAGGACCTGATGTCCTCGGCGGCGGACCTCAACCAGGCGGCCTGGGTCGCCTTCTTCGTGCTGCGCGCCCTCTCGCTCGACGGGGCGAGGGTGACGCCCCCGGTGACCCCGATCGTCCAGGACCAGATCATCGTCGGCCCCATGCAGCCGGTCGGCCCCGTCGGGGGGATGGCGGGCATGTCGATCGAGGTCCAGCTCTCCTACTCCTGAGGCGACACTTCCGGTTTTGCCCCCTCATTCGCGGAGGCAATATCGCTCTCGCCCCTGGTGGGGACGTGGCCGTTCGTCGGCGGGTCTAGGTACCCCCGCTCTCGCGCCCGGGCGATCCACTTTTTCGCGGTCGGGCGCGAAACGCACCACATCTCCGCGACTTTGACCGCGATCCTCGTCTCCCCGGTCGCCTGGAGCGTCCGGACGAAGGCGCCGAGGCGCGCCCAGTGGTCGTCGGAGTAGCGCGGCCCCGTCGTCCCCGGCTCGCCCGCCATCGCCCGCGCCTCGTCGCTCGATCGACGGAAGCGGTCGAGGAGCTCCTGGATCCCCACGCCAGCGATGTCCTTCGCCCCGAGGGCGAGGGGCGCGGCCGGGTACATCTCCGAGGCGATCGAGTCCTCGCTGGCGGGTCCCTGCGAGCACCGGGCGTTCGCCGGCTCCTCGGTGAAGATCTCGACGCCCACGATCACCGTCACCCCCGCCCTCTCGTGGAGGTGGATCCCGGCCCAGAGCGGGCCGAGGTCCTCGTGGGGCCAGCGGGTCCAGAAGGAGGCTCGTCGTCCGTGCATCCCCGAAGGGTAGGGGGGAAGAGGGACGTCGAGCAACGGACGAGGCAACCGAGGGGTGCGGGATTCAGGTGGCCGCTTGTTCTGGGCCTGCTCAAGGTGAGTGGCCCAGCGGCAGTTCCCCGGTTCGTAGTTGCCGTCGTTGTCTCGGCGGTCGATCGTCATTCCCTCTGGGCGTGGTCCCATGTCCTCGACGAATGCCCAGAAGTCGTCTCGCCAGCGTTGGCACACCGTGATCCCCCGGCCACCGTAGTAGCGCCAGGCGCTGTTCTCTGGGTTCGTGCACCGGGCGATCATCGCTCGCCACGACCCATGCTCCGGGTGGTCGGTCCTCTTCACCGCGTCAAACGGTATCACCGGCAGCCCGGTCATGTATCCCGATCCCAGTCGATCGTCGGGCGCCCGATCCCCTACCCTCGACGGCATGGCGAGCGACCTCAGACCCGGCAGGCGCCGCGTCTTCGCCGTCGCCGGCGTGGGACCCCTCCGTGGCCTCAGGTGGGCCGACGTGGCCGAGGACGATGAAAGGGTCGACGGCTGGATCCGTGCCGGCCTGGTGCAGCTGAGGGGTCCGAGGGGGGAGGCCCCGCCCGACCGCCTGCCGCGCGGGTGCTGCGGGGAGCGGCGCTGATGGACTCGACCTTCGGCGGCTTCGCCGACCTGCGCCTCGTCAGCAACGACGTCGTCGCCGCGATGGTGGGCGAGAGCGCGGCCTGGCACGTCATGGGACTGCGCATGGGCGAGCGCGCGAAGGCGATGGCGCCGGTCGGCCACACCGAGATGGAGACGGGGCAGTACGGGCCCGAGGAGCCGCACGGCGCGCTGCGCGACTCGATGGAGGTCCGCTTCCAGGAGGGACCCGACCCGCGCATCGAGATCGGGAGCAAGCTGCAGACCTCGGGCAGGAACCCCGTGAGCCTCTTCGAGCTGATCACCAACGGCACCGAGGCCCACCCGATCGACGCGTCGCCCGGCGGCGTCCTTACCTTCGTCAAGGGCGGCACGCGGGTCTTTACGACGCACGTCAACCACCCGGGCACGAAGAAGAACGGGTTCGTCATCCGGGCGGCGCGGCTCGTCGTCCGAGAGGCCGGTGGACTCGCCACCGTGTCCTCGATCAGTTAAGGAGAAGACCCCATGAGCACCAAGACCTTCACCGCCGCCAGGGCAGCCGAGCGCGGCGTCAAGGCCGACTTCGACCTCAAGTGGGAGGACGACGAGGGAGAGGTCCACACCGAGACATTCTTCTGCTATCCCGGGCGCGCCCCGGGCGCCGTCCTCTTCGACCTGACCACGGTCGGCACGGGCAGCGGCCCGATGTGGGAGTTCTATCGCGCCGTCATGGGGGACGGCTACGCCGCCTTCCGGGAGTTCGTCGACGACGGCGGTCACGGCGTCTCGGCCGACGTCCTCCGCGACATCACGAGCTGGATCATCGAGTACGACACCGGACTCCCTACGCCGCCGCCTGCTTCCTGAGCGAGTGGGCGGCGGAGAACTGGGACGTGATCGACGCAGCGATGGCCCTCGCGGGGACTGACCCGATCACCATGCCGGCGCGCCGGCTGCTCAACGTGGCCCAGCGGCTGTGGCTCGACACCTACCCGCTCGAGTCCCACCGAGAGCTGCGCCTGCACCTGGCGTGGCCCGAGGACCGGGAGAAGGCCGAGGCCCGCGAAGCGGCCGCCCAGCGACGAGCCGACGAGGAGGAGGCCCAGGCGAACCTCCGCGGCAGCGCCGCGGTCCTCGGGGTGAACCTCGACAAGGCCTACGAGCGCGCCGTGGCAGCCCGCCAGGCGGGGCTCGAGGAGCTGGCGCGTCGCAAGCGGATGGCGCAGCAGGAGGCCGAGCTGCTGGAGAAGTCTCCGCAGGAGTGGGCCGACGAAGCGGCCGCCGCGGTCGGAGAGGCCTGACCCGTGGCCATCATCGGCGAGGCCTTCATCGCGATCCGCCCCCTCATGACCGGCTTCGGCACGGCCGTCAAGACCGGCGTCGACGCGGAGCTCGCTGGGGCCGACGTGTTCGCGCCGATCCGCACGCAGTCCAAGGAGACGGCCGACGACGTCGAGAAGAATCTCAGGGGGGCGGGCGAGGACGCCGAGAAGGACCTCTCGAAGACCTCGTCGCACATCGGGAGCACCTTCAAGTCTCTCGGCGAGTCGCTCGCCAACTGGGGCATTCCGTTCTCCAACTCGATCGGCAAGATCGGCTCGAAGATCGACGAGGCCGAGTCGAAGTCCAAGAAGATGGGCCAGACCCTCTCGACCGTGGGCGGCCTCGCCCTCGGCGTCGGGGCCGTCGGGTTCGCCGCGGTCGCGGCCGAGAGCGTCCACCTCGCCAGCGGCCTCCAGGCGGCCGACTCGCAGATCGCCTCCCACGAGAACATCTCGGTCAAGGCCGCCGACAGAATCGGAAAGGCCTTCCAGGACACGGCGGGGACCTCGATCTTCTCGGCGAACACGATGGCCGAGTCCTTCGGCCCCGTCTCGGGCGTCCTGGCCCAGGTCGAGGGGCACGCGCTCACCGTCTCGCAGAGCCTCGGCTTCGTCAAGCAGGCCGGCGAGCTGGCAGAGGCGACGAACAGCAACCTCGGGTCGACGACCTCGACCCTCGCCTCGATCATGCAGGGATTCCAGGTCCCGCTCAAGGGCGTCACGGGCCTCACGAACGACCTCTTCAACACGAGCCGGATCACGGGCGTCGGCATCGACTCCCTCGGCTCGGTGATCGACCGCCTCAAGGCCCGCCTCGGCGTCGCCGCCCCGACCGTCGGCGACCTCTCGACCCTCCTCGTCGACCTCAACGAGCACGGCGTCCAGGGCAGCCGCGGGCTGCTGGTCGTTAACTCAGCGATCACGAAGCTGCTCTCCTCGGTTCCCGCCGTGGACGCGGCGACGGCGAAGGCGGCGAACACCCTCGCGACGAAGCTGACCTCGGCGACCGCCACTGCGAACACGGCGGCCGAGTCGCTCGCCTCCGCGCAGGAGGCGGCCGCCACCCGGGTGTCCAACGCGCAGCTCAAGCTCCAGCAGGAGCAGGAGCGCATCGCTTCGTCGACCACGGCCGGGTCACCGACGGTCGCCCAACAGATCGCCCTCCAGAACGCGCAACGGGCCGTGAGCACAGCGCAGGAGGCGGCCGCCACGTCGGTCCAGAAGGCCCAGGAGCGCCTCGCGACGACCCAGGCGAAGGTCAACACCCTCCAGGCGAGCGCGGGGACCTCGACCAACCTCCAGGTCCAGGCGATGCAGCAGCTCGGCCTCCAGGTCTACAACACCGCGGGAAAGTTCGTCGGCATGAGCAGCGTCATCGCCCAGCTCTCGCCGCGGCTCCACCAGATGACCCAGGAGCAGCAGCTCGCCACCCTGACGCAGATCTTCGGGGCGAGCGCGAGCAAGGCCCTCCTCGACACCGTCCTCGCGGGTCCGGCCGCCTACGACAAGGCCAGCAGGGCGGTCCGCGACTCCTCGACCGCGCACGCCGGGGCCGAGAAGCAGGCCGAGACGCTCAAGCGCCAGGCCCAGCTCCTCGGCGCGACCCTCGTCGACGAGGGGGACAAGCTCGGCACGTGGCTCATCCCCAAGCTCGAGGACCTGGCGAAGTGGACCGAGAAGGACGTCGAGTGGATGACCAAGCACAAGGTCATCGCCGAGGCGTTCGCGGTCGCGATCGGGTCGGTCCTGGCCCTCGCCGTCGGCGCGTTCGTGGTCAACACCGGGGCCAAGTTCCTCAAGTTCCTCGACACCGCGGCCGGGAACATCGGCAAGCTGGGCAGCGCCGTCTCGGGGAACACGGGGAAGCTCAAGGCCGCCGAGGACCAGCAGGCCGCCGACGCGCAGGCCGCCTCCGACAAGATCGCCGCCGCCCAGCAGGAGATCGCCGACGCCGCGCAGACCGCGGCCGGCAACGTCACCGAGTCGATGGACAACCTCGCGACCAGTCTCGACACCCTCTCGCAGACGATCGCCGGCACGCTCGACAAGACGGGCGCGTCCTTCGCCGTCCTCGACACGTCCTCCTCGTCGGCGGAGGCGGCCGTCGACGAGGCGATGACGGGCATGACCGCCGTCGTCGACGAGCAGTCGGGTCTCATCATCGTGACCAACGAGCGCACGGCCGCCTCCTTCGCCCTCATCCCCGAGGCCGCCGAGGCCGCCGCGGCCAAGACGGCGCTGGCGCAGGGGGCACTCGGCGCGTCGGCCGTCGTGCCTGCCGGCGCGAGGGCGGCGGAGCTCGCCGCGGCCAAGACCAGCACGGCGGGGCTCAGCGACCTCCGGGCCGCCCCCGAGGCAGCTTTAGAACCTGCTGAGCTGACGACGGCTGGGACGACCATCGGCGAAACGAGCACGGGGCTGATGACCGCCGCGGCCCCCGCCATAGGCGGCCTGATCGCCGTGCAGCTCTACAACTCCTTCGCCGAGAAGGACGTCGGCAAGGTCATCGGCACCAAGGCGGCCAGCGTCATCGGCGACGTCGGGACCGGCGCGGCGATCGGGGCGGGGATCGGCTCGGTCGTCCCCGTCATCGGCACCGGCATCGGGACCGTGGCGGGCGGGATCATCGGCGGTATCATCTCCCAGCGGGCCGACTTCGCCATCATCAAGAACGACAACGCCTTCAAGGCCCGCGACGCCCGGGAGAACGCCCGCAACGAGAAGATCATCGCCGCCGCCAAGCTGGCGAACCGGACGACGGGCGGCAGCATGACGGGCGAGCTCGCCCGGGACTCGACGCTCCAGAAGCAGTCGGGCGTGCTGGCGAACCTCCAGGCGGCGGTCGTCGCGGCGAAGGACGCGGACGGGACGAACAGCGCGAACTACAAGACGGCCCTGCAGAACCTCTACACGACCGAGGCCCAGTGGCTGCCGGGCCTCGCCAAGTCCGTCGACCTCACCAAGGTCAACGACGTCATCACGGCGGCGAACGCGAAGCTCGGGCGCGACCAGGCCACCTACTCGCGCCTCGGCGGGGCGGCGGCCGTGGGCCCGCTGACGACGCAGCTCGCCGGACTCAAGGCGCAGCTGGCGAGCGAGAAGGCGGCGGGGGCGAGCGAGGGCACGCTGCTGACGACCCAGGCCAGCATCACCGCGACGAACGCACACCTGCGCGACCTCAAGGACACCGCGGCGCGCATCGCCAAGGACCAGACCGCCGTCACGAACGCCGGCATCCTCAGGAGCGAGATGGAGAAGGTCAACGGCAGCATCGCCACGCTCAAGACCGCCATCGCGACCACGGCGCCGCCGACGACCTTCGTCCCGGTCCCGACGGGCATCGTCGAGGCCAAGGCGCTGATCGCGACGACCAACGAGAAGCTGAGCTCGCTCGAGGCGAAGCAGGCGGGCCTGGCGAAGGACGGGACGCTCGCCGCCACGCACGCCAAGCTGGAGGCGCTCGGGAACAAGCTCGGCAGCGAGATCGCCAGCGGCGCGTCGGAGTCCTCGCTCCAGGCGACGCGCTCGGCCATCCTCGCCACGCAGACCCACTTCGACGCGCTGACCGCCGTGGCCAAGCAGATCCACGACCTCCAGGGCCGCCGCGCCGCCGCCCGCGCCATCGTGACCGCCCCGGCGCCGGGGACCACGGCCGGGCTGCCGCGCGTCCTCGTCACCCTCGACGACAAGACGATCGCCCGCGACAGCACCCTCAAGACGCAGACGTCGACGCTCGCCGCGCTCCAGGCCGCCGTCGTCTCGGCCAAGGCGCAGGACGGCGTCCACAGCGCGGCCTACAAGGCGGCGATCGCCAAGCTGGACTCGACCGAGACGAAGTGGCTGCCGGGCCTCTCGAAGGACACCAGCCTCGTCTCGGTGAACCGGGCCATAAGCGCCACGAACAGCGCGCTCTCCGGCCTGGAGGCCAAGCAGTCTGGGCTGGCGAAGGACGGGACACTGACCGCGTCGACCGCCAAGCTCGACGCCCTCAAGACGCAGCTCGCCACTCAGAGTGCCCACGGCGCGTCCGAGGGCACCCTCGCCGACACCCGGCGGCAGATCGTCGCCACGCAGACGCACATCGACCAGCTCAAGAGCGTGGCGCTGCACATCACCAAGGACCAGACCGCGCTCCAGAACGCGCAGAAGCTCAAGGAGTCGATCGACAAGGTCGACCAGGGGATCGCCCTCCTGCGCCAGCAGATCGCCACCACCCCACCCCCGCACCTCAAGATCAGCACCAAGGGCACCCTGACCGTGAAGCGAGGCTAAGATGGCAGACCAAGAAGGCGACGAGACCCAGGACCTCCAGGTCGACGGGCCCAGCTTCGTCGCCGCGATCACCCCGATCCTCATCGCGTCGAGCACGTTCCTCACCGCGCTCGCCAACTCACCCGCCTTCATCGCCGCGCTTTCGGCGAGCTCTGGGTTCAAGAAAGCGGTGCAGACCCAGGCGGGCCAGGTCGTCGGCAGCACGATCACGCAGGGGCTGACGCGATGAGGTCAGATGTGAGTCCACGCTCGACGTTGGAGTATCCGGTCGACGGTCACCTTCGAGATGCCGTAGCGCGCCGCCAGCACCTTCGCCGTCACGCGCCGCGGCACGAACGCAGCGCGGATCGCGAACACCTGCGCCTCGGTCAGGACCGAGGTACCGACTGTGCTGCCCCTGGCGTGTCGCCCCTTCGCCACCTTGTCGGCCTGGTTGCCGACGGCGTCGCTCAGGAACAGGTGAGACTCCTCGCAGCAGGGCGGGTTATCGCAACGGTGGCAGACCTGCATCCCGTCCGGGACTGGACCGTGGACCTGCTCCCAGGCCACCACATGCGCTCCCTTATGCCGCCCTCTCGTCCGAGGGAGGGCGATGATTCCATAACCATCCTTGTCGACTCTCCCTGTCCACTCGACGCAGCGCCCTCGTTTTGTCAGGTTGGCGTGCAACTTGTCGGCGACGGACGTGCCGCGAGGAGACTGCGGGCGCAACGGGATCTCCGGATGCAGACCTCGGCCCTGCCACACTCGCATGTAGTGGCCTCCGCACCAGCCCATCCTGTAGGGGCCAGGGCGGTCGCAGGAGGGGACGGAGCAGGTCACGTAAACAACGATATCTCACGACCACAAACTGGGGGTGACCTGCTTGAATAGTGCCGGATTTCCGGACTACCTCCTCAACGGCCTGATCCCCTTCAACTCGGGCGTCGCCGACGCCTTCGGCTCGTACTGGTACATGGACGGCGAGATGGCCGGCTGGGACTCGCCCGACGGGCGCGTGACGATGCTGACGAAGATCGGCAGCGGCCCCAACGCCGACGGCGAGATCCCCGCCGACCAGCACTACCGGGGGCGCACGATCACCTTCACGCTCTACGCGTCGTCCTCGAGCGAGACCGACCGCGAGAACAGCCGCCTGCTCCTCGCCCAGGCGCTCGACCTCGTCGGGACGACCGGCACCCTCGACGTCAACGAGGCGGTCCCCAAGTCCGTCATCATCTCGCGCTCGGGCAACAACAACATGGGCAAGCTGGTCATGACCGACCAGGGCCTCTCGGCGACCGTGACGTCGACGCCCGGGTTCACGACGGCGCCCGTCGACTCCAACGGCCTCGTCTACCCGACGAAGGCCGACATCGAGGTCTACGCCGCGGACCCGCGCAAATACTCGAACCCGTACAACGGCCCAAGCGCCCTGGCGGGCAACACGGTCACGATCACCAACGCGGGGACGACCGACTGCACGAACTTCTTCCTGCTCCTCTCCAGCGGCGTCTCGGGCGCGACCGGGCCGCTCGACATAACGCTGGTCAACGCGAACGGGACATTCGTCATGACCCTGGCCGTCCCGACCCTCCCGGCCGGCGCGCCCGCCCTCTCGGACTTCCCCGCCGAGATCGCCATCAACTTCTACCTCAACACGATCGAGGACAACATGGGGGGGAACTACTACTACCTGCGCGACCTGACGACGCCGTGGCTCGTCCTCGCGCCCGGGTCGAACGTGTTCACCGTCTCGGGCCTCGGCGCCATAGCGGGGGACGTCACGTGGTACGACGCCTGGATCTGATCCGTGTCGACCACACCTGACTCATCGGGCAACGGCTTCGACGGAACGCTCACGGGCGCGGGGCTGACCTTCGTAACGTCGCCGTGGAGCGGGTTCACCGACGCCCTCAACGAGGACGGCACGAGCGGGCAGGGGATCAACTGCGGGCCCTGGGACGCTGGCGGGGTCACCGCCGTCAGCGGCTCGGGCGCGGCGGGCGCCTTCACCCTCGAGGCGCGCGTCCAGCTCGGCACGGGCGGCGGCCAGGGGTCGATCTGCGGCTGGGGGGTCGTCACGACCTCCTACGGGCCGCAGCTCCAGGTCGGGGCGATCGGGGTCGGGGGCTGGATCTTCAACGTCTCGGACAACAGCGACACGCTCGTCCAGATCACCGGGGGGACGGTCGACACGTCGCCGCACGAGGTCGCGGCGGACTACGACGGCACGACGCTGCGCCTCTACCTCGACGGCACGATGGTCGCCTCGTCTGCCCTCTCGGGCGTCCACGCCTACGACGCGGGGGCGGACTTCTGGATCGGCAACGACGCCTCGCCGACGGACTACATCGGGCCCGGCACGATCGATGAGGTTCGCTGGTCGAGCGTCGCGCGCTACGCCAGCAGCGGCGGCTACACGCCGGACCCCGCGCCCTTCACGACGGACGCCGACACGATCGCCCTCTACCACCTCGACGGCCTGACGCCGGCGACGCTCGTCGGCGGGTTCACCGCCTCGACGGTCGTCGTGCCGCGGTTCTCGGCCAGCGCCAACCCGACGCCCCCCGCGCCCGTCCCGGGTGAGTACGGCTTCCACGACTACGAGGTCATCGTCTGCGACAAGTACGGGGTCGCCTACGGGCAGATCACGTCTGCGGTGCCGACGGAGGTCCAGAAGGTCCTCAACGACCTCGGCGAGTGCCTCATCGACTGCTGGATCCTCGACCCGACGCTCGCCGCGCTGCTCCCCATCAACGCGTTCCCCGGCGCGCGAGAGATCCAGATATGGCGCGACCAGGTGCTCATCTGGTGGGGCTGGCCGACGAGCGCGACGTTCGACGCGAAGCAGGTCCACCTCAGCTGCTCGGGCCTGCTCTACCCGCTGTCGAAACGGAACTTCGGCCCCGTCATGGTCAACTACCTCGTCAACCCCTCCTTCGAGCAGCCCTCGTCGGGGCCGGGCGACGTCCCCGCCTGGACGGTGTCGGGCGTGCCGGCGACGGTGATCTCCTCGCCCAACGGCTACAACCTGCCGGTCCTCCTCGGGGACCAGGCGCTCCTGCTCAACCAGTCGACGGCGGGCACGAACACCTTCGTGTACCAGACCGTCGCCGTCGACGGCGGCACCGAGGGGCTCTTCTTCGACCTCTCCGCCTGGGTCTACCTCGCGCCCGGCACGACGTACGGCGACGCGCTCGACTCCAACGGCCTCGTCGTCTCGCTCTACCCGACCGGCTCGCCCTTCCCGAGCGACGTCGAGCTCGAGCAGATCACGGTCAACGTGGGGCAGGGGACGTGGACCCGGCTCGAGACGGGCATCCTCGTCCCGCCCGGCGTGACGGGCGACCTGCTTATCCAGCTCTACGCGCCGCAGGGCATCACGATCTGGGACGCCTGCAACCTCACCGTCGAGGAGTCCCGCGGCTCGTCGCCGACGGGCAGCGACGTCCAGCAGATCATGGCCAACATCGTCAACTATGCGGCGAAGGAGAACGACACGCCGTCGGGTCCTCCGGTGCCCGCCGACAACACCGGCAAGTCCAACGTCGCCCTGCCGTTCCTCGGGCCGCCGACGGGGACGATCCTCGTCCGGATCTACCAGTTCGCCGACAACTCG